GAGCACGAGCAGCTTCGCCAGACCGTGCGGCGATTTCTGGAAAACGAATCGAACGAACAGACCGTCCGCAAGCTGATGGAAACCGAGCGCGGCTATGACGCGCGCACCTGGGAGCGGATCGCATCGGAACTGTCGCTCGTAGGACTCATCGTGCCCGAGCAGCACGGCGGCGCAGGACTAGGTCCGATCGAGCTGGGAATCGTGATGGAGGAGATGGGACGCGTGCTCTTCTGCGGACCCTACCTTTCAACCGCAGTGCTAGCCGCGAGCGCGATACTTCGAGGCGCCGACGAAGCCACCAAAGCGAAACTCCTGCCCGCGATCGCGTCGGGCAAAACCATCGCCACGTTGGCATTCGTCGAAGAGCATGGGCGGTGGGACGCGGAATCGATCGCGATGAAGGCCTCGCGCGACGGCTCGAACTGGAAGCTATCGGGCATCAAGGACTACGTCATCGATGGCCACATCGCGGACATCCTACTCGTGGCGGCACGCACGGACAACGGACTAGGACTGTTTCAAGTCGATGGAGGAGCATCGAAGCTGGAGCGCGACGCGCTACCAACATTGGACCTTACGCGCAAACTCGCGCGCCTGTCCTTCTCCGACACTCCAGCCAGGCTGCTATCGCAAGGAGACGCAACCGCCCCAATCCGCCACGTCCTCGCGGTGGGAGCAGCAATGCTGGCCGCGGAGCAAGTGGGCGGCGCCCAAAGATGCCTCGAGCTATCCACTGAATACGCCAAAACGCGACTTCAGTTCGGACGGCCTATCGGATCGTTCCAGGCCATCAAACATAAGTGCGCCGACATGCTGGTTGAGGTTGAGTTAGCGCGCTCGGCCGCTTATCACGCCGCGTTCTCCGCCGCCGACAGTGACGAAGCGCAGTTGCAATCTGCAGCTCACATCGCGAGGTCTTACTGTTCCGAGGCTTTCTTTCACGCCGCAGCCGAGAACATCCAGATTCATGGTGGAATGGGTTTCACCTGGGAGGACCCAGCGCATCTCTACTTCAAGCGAGCGCGCGCGAGTTCCATGATGTTCGGCGATCCGATCGATGAGCGGCAGAAGCTGGGAGCGATGTTAGGTCTGTAGAAAAAGAGACCTACAGGGCGCCCCGAGGGTCAGAATCCCACTGCGAGCCAGTAGAAACCATCATTTCTATGACCGGAATCCGACGCGCCGGATATGAAGTCCGACATAAAGATGCCGGTGATCGCGGTAAGTCCTACCGTCTCCATGATGAGCTTGCCCGCCAGCACATCGGCGGTGCTGTTGGACAGCGACGCCATCGCCCACACGCACGCATTAGGAAACTGAATCGGCCATGTGACAGCATAGGTCTGGTCCTGCGTAAGGCCACCCGCGGGAAACACCGCGCCCCATTGGACGGTCGCAGTTATCAGCCCGCGATTGACATCGACGAAGGGAACCTGCACGTATCCGTTGCCCGACATCAGACCCTTGAACAACGCGGTGAAGGCCTGCAACGCGGCAATGTTTCCGATGTTGGTGTCCTGGCGCTGCTTCAGGAACGCAGTGCGGTTGGCGAGCTGCTGATGCGGTTGGTTCGACAGGCCGAGGCCTCCGAAACTCGCACCTGTGGCAGCCCCTTCGACCGGATCGGTCGCCTGGATCTCGTACACTTCATTGGCCGTGAAGCTGGGAGTATCAATCAATAACACCATCGCGGCTCTCCTTCACTTAGCCTTGATACTGGACCTAGAAAGTCAGCGTCCACACACCGCTAAGACTCATGCTCGACGTAAACAGGATCGGGCTGATGGTCTTGCGCGCAAGCATTGGCGTGGGCTGAGTCGTACCGGGCAGCACCACGGTAGTGTTGTTGGCAAATAGCCCCAGCTCCTGGATGTTCACTCCTACCGCACCGGCGTCGGCCACACCTAGACTCCAGTTGAGGGTGACGCTGCCGGCGCCATTTTCGGAATGCGAATCGAGGGACTTGTAGTATGCAGGCGTTGTCAGGCCGGTGTCGGTGAGCGCGGGCGTGTTGCTTCCCGATCCGAATCCAACTGCGGCGGCGAATTCGCCACTGGTGTCGCCACCCATCAGGGACGCCAGTGCCGGCAGGCCTGAATTGACGAACAGGTTGTGATCCGCGACGGTTGCGATGAGACGCCCGTTGTTGAACAGCTCAAAGCGCACCATCCCACGCGGACGCGCGATTGAACCGATTGCGTCTGGGCGTTGGCTAGCTCTTCGCAAAAGAGGCGCACGAAACGATTTCAATAAGTCGGTCGACACTTAATAGTCTTCCATCGAGACATCGACTAAGAGGTGCGAATAACACCCTCGAGACACCGGCCTCATCCTCCCTGCAGGATCGCATTGCCGTTCACAATCAATGCAGAGTCCGCGACCGCAGGCTCGTTCGCACCGTAGGTTATCCCGCTATGAAGATAGTGCGCGGAGTAGAGAGGAACAGCGGGTCCATATGGGTCCGAAAGCGGCGGCATAGTCATAGCGATCGAAAGATCCACGTCCGAAGGCGCGGGCGGCGTATCGAGCTGATAGCTTACGATTCCGCCCAGAGTCAGGCTGTCCGCAGGTGTGGGTGCTGCGTCCAACACCGCCGGCAACGCGAAGAACAACGCATCGAGTAGCGATCGCGCGGGCTTGAAAAAGTTTATCGTTGCCGTCGCGATGTTCGGGGAGCTCGGATCGATTGCCTGATCGGGCTGAAGCTGAATGATAACCCGAAAGACCGCCCAACCTTCGCTGGTTGGGTACGCCGTGCCACCCCAACTGCTCTGCCCCTCAAGGATCGATATGGTACTCCAACCAAGCATAGCCAGCGCGGTCTTGATCGACCATGGCGTTCCCCGGTAACGATGCAACTGGATCGCCATCTTTATAAGCGAGCGCTGAGCCGCGATGACCGTGCTTTCCTGCACAGTTGTTACAGACGACCCCTCGGTCAGGGTGTCGATGTCGATGAGTGCGTCGACATCGGTGATCGCATCGACGCTGGTGACAAGCGGCGCAAGTGTTTGCCACAGCGGCGATAGGATATCGAACTGCCATGCCAGAAATGGTAACGCGCCGGCAGGTACGGAATCGATGCGATAGACGAGAAGCGGTGTCAGATCCAGATCATCAAGCCGTTCGATAAGGACCAGCAGCGCCTGACTGCGACTATCATCTATCGATGGAGGGATCTGAAGCTCAGCCATTGAAAGTCCATCCGCCGAAGCGACACCTATCGCGACTAACTATGTTCATTGCTCACAGCCTGCGCGAGCGAGATGCTGGTGCAGTTGGCCCATTGCCCGGCGGTTAGCTGCGTGTATGCGGGCGAGCTAAGTGTCACCTCGTAAACACCGGGCACTGAAAGCGCCGCGACGATCTGGCTCGGTACCAGGTCTCGCTGAATCTGTGAAGCCAGCGCGATTGCGAGCTCCTGGACAGCAGTAGCTGCAGCGCTCATCGTAAGATTGGGATCGGCGTCAGAATACAAAGTGACAATCGCACTTATCTGGTAATCGATCTCGCTCACTGCCGATGTCACAAGCGTATCGGTGAGAGGCCGCACCGTGTCCGCGTTCATCGCGGCCTGGACCTCACTGAGCAACGCCTGGCCTGCAATTCCGGCTGCGTTCGGCGCGGAAGCCGGTTGTGCGGTTATAGGACCAGTGAGGACATAGACGTTTACCGTACCAGGAGCTGGACTAACCACCTGCACGTCGACAATAGAAGGATCGACACCTAGCGCGAAGAATCGGTAAGCGCCGGCGGGACCGGCCGAACTGAATTGGTTCGGCGCCGCCTGAATTCGGGTGCGCAGATGGTCATCTGTCTCGGGCGCCGAACCGCCGGAACTTGTGCTAGTGTTAGTTGCACCCGAGATTAATGCACTCGGATTCAGCAATACATTGATCTGACCCGCCAGATAGCCATTGCCACCTGAACCAGCCACCGTTGCAGTCGCATTTACCGTCGCGGTTGTACTCCCGGCGGCAATGGTTACGTCTGAATTGGTCGCGAACACGAACTGACCGTCACTGCTACCAACCTGAGTCTTGGCTATTACCGTATAGGCAACGGTGAGCGCGTTAGCGAGGGTGAATTGTATCGTCGTTGTAGCTGGTTGGGCTTGTAGACGTGTCACTCCCACCAATCCGCCCAGGTAGTCGATCATCGGAAAGGCGGCGAATGCGAGCAGGTTCTGCTGACCAGCATACTGAACGGCGTTGCGCACCAGGGATTCCCGATACGCGTACAAATCGATCAGCAATCGTTCGACCTGCGCCGGCTGCAAGGTACGTTCGGCCGCAGCCTCGAAGGCTGTAATCATGTCAGCGAGGACAAGGTTCGGATTGGTGCCGTCAGCGTCGTTGACGAACACCGGTGCCGGCAGCGAAACAATAGCCTGCCCCATCATGCACCTCCTGCGATGCCGATCACCGTCGTCCGCGAAGAAGACGAGCCGGCCAGCTTCAGTTGCCAGGTTATCGATACATTCAAATATGCGCCGGACTGCGAACTGCCGTCGATCACAGGAGAGACGCTCACCGATTGGAGAGTTACTCGCGGTTCCCACATCGTAATTGCTGCGCTGACCTCTCTAACGATCGAAGGTATTGCGACGCTGATTGGATTGTCGATATAACTCCACAAATCCGCGCCAAAGGTAGGACGCAATGGATCCGATCCGGGCGGAGTCGTCAGAATTATCGCAATACATTGGTCGATATCGTCAATTCCCTCAACCACGGCGCCTATCGTTCCCAGTTTCAAGGACCAATCTGCCGAGGTGATATCCGCAAGGGTAATGGCGTCAGTACTCATCGTCGTCACTGTAGCGGTGGATTTATCGTCACTCCATTCGGATTGATATTCACATACGAGGTTCCGGACTGAAGCGAGATCCCGGCCGGCGCACTCACAAGCACCGAGCCACCGCTACCTCCCAGGATCGAAAACACATGAGCAGCAGCATCATATTTAATCGTCGTGCCGTCGCTAAAAGTCATGCTAAGTGCGTGCGCAGCGGCATCATATTTGATGGCGGTCTGATCGGTGAAGTTGAAGCTGAGTGAGTGAGCGCCGCCGTCATACTTGATCGTGGTCGAATCGCTGAAGTTAGCTGCCAACACGTGCGCGGCACGATCGTATTCCACTGCCGTGCCGTCCTTGAATCCCAAATGGAACTTGTCGGCGCTCTGAACTGGAGTGTTATCCACTTGAGAGTAGATCGCACCCAATACCACCCCGTCCTCGTCTCTCGCATCCATCAGACAGATGACCTGCTCGCCGATGTCGGGGAGCCAATAAGCCTTGTCGTTCTGCGTCTTAGGTACCACCACCGGCAACCAATAGCTCTGCATGTGATCCAATTCGTTGAAGGTTACTCGCAGCCGGCAGAGCGACGTGTCCTGGTCTTGAACGATTCCGAGACGCAAAGTTGGAATATGCACCGTCGAACGGTCGCCGGATGTACAAAGACAATCAGTAGACACGGCTGACCTCCACGCGAGTCACGTAACCATGAGCGCGATCCAGCAGATGCCGCGCCGCCAGAATGATGTAAATACCGTCGAACTCGCCGAATCCCGAGACCTGCAGCGTGTTGCCGGACGCCATCGCAATCGATCCGGGCATCGTAAGGCTGCCCTCGATAAAGAACTTGCTGGTGGCTTGAAGAGCCGCCTGACATTTGAGTAGCGCCTGTTGGCCATTCTCGGATCTTGCCACCATCTTTATGGTATCGTTGGTCGGAATCGGCGCGATCGCCGACGCATTTCCGACGATCAAGGACTTACTGAAAGGATTCTGATAGGTGACTTGCGCTGTAGGGTAGGTGTCATGAGTGCGGTTGCGGAACTCGAAGCGTTCCACATCGGTTCGGGTAAGGCTTATTGTCGGCACTACCGCTTCCAGAGCCGTCGCCGAGTAAACTACCAGGACTAAACCTCGCACGGTGAAGTCGTAGCCATATTCAACCGCCAATCTTTTCAGGAATCCGAGGTCGGTCTCGTGCTTCTGCGTGACGCGCTCGAAGGACACGTCAATCACCTCCGGTGCGCTGATCACGGAAAGTCCGTACTTGCCTGCGATGACTTGCGCGATTCCGAGGAGGGTCTGGTCTTCGTAGCCCATGCTATTGGCTGTGCGCATGGCCGGGGTAATGAAGGCAGCCAGACATCGCATGGTGAAGGTGTCGGGCGGGCCAGTCAGCTCCAATTGATCGATTTGGAAATCTCCGCACGGCAACAGCACCTCACCCTGATAGCCTATCGCCAGGGTGATTTCGTCGCCTATGCCGGGATACCACGACGTTTGCCATATCCGGTTGTGATCTTCCACAACCAGTTCCACGTCGCCCGAAAGCTCGGAGAGATAGTCGGTGTAGCTGATGCGCACGACCACGTGGATATGTCGGCCGTGATGTCGACACCCTGATAGGTCAGAACCCATTGTGGTGTACGGAAAGGATAGGATAGCGCTGATGCCATATTAGCTGGTAGCCTTCCACGG